AACCTGAATGCTTTCTGTACCAAGTGTATTGTGCAAAAGAAAACCTTCAAAGTTTGCTACATCACTTGTAATTACCTTTCCCTTAATACCTTCACCTTTATTATTAAAGGTTCGTATTCCAACACAAGTTCCGCTAATTTCAACTGCATACTTTGGCTTTAAACCCATCTCATGGTTCGTTATATCATTATTTTCAATTACACCATTTTCACAATCGTTTCCTATAAAAATACCATTATATAATCCAGTCCCTTTCATTGAAGGCGCATAGATTTTATTATTTAAAACTTCTAAACCTTTTATATACTGAAGAAAAATCCCCGCTCCTCCACACCAGCTGACTACGTTATTATTCACTTTGATATTATAAGTATGATCTTTCTTCCTATAATCTGAATCAAATTCATTAGTAAATACCGCTTCAGCATATAAATCTTCAAAAATATTATTAACTACTTCTGTATTCGCAACAAAATTGAAATGAATTCCACGATAAAAGTTTTTAATAGTGTTATCCTTTATTCTTATATTTTTCCCCCAGGTAACAGCAATAGCAGCAGATTTACTAATTCCGAATTCATCATTCAAACATGTATTATCTGAGATAACAACATCTTCAAAACGTGAATCATTATCTTCTTGCACATAAGATGATATCCGAACACATTCCTGTTTACAGTTTATAAATGTATTACTTTGAATCTTTGCGTTTCGCCCTGCTTGTGACTTGCCAGACTGAGTTCCATCAGGTCTCATTGAACTATATGAATTTGTCATTACATTTGTAACAAGTACTCCTACATTACAATTGCTAAATGTATTATCTTTTACAAGCGTATCCTGATACTTCATGATGTGTATACCTGCATACGTCATACCTTCAAATGCATTCTTGAAAACTTTGATGTTACGATTGAAAATGTCATGTACTGCAGCATGATGGCCGATACCTACCGGCCAAGGCTCCATACCTTCTGTACCACTACTACCAAAATAACAATCTTCAATTGTTACATTCTCACAAGGAGTTGCATCATAAATCCCAAACGCTGGAAATCCATCCTTTGTATGTTCTGCAATCTGAATTGCTTCCCGTTGATTATTGTCACTTGTATCAAGATTTTTATAACCCACAAATCTACACTGTTTGATACTCACATTTCTACATGCGTTCATATCAATACAATGCGCTGATAATGTATCCTTAAACGTAACATTTTTTATAATAATGTTATTTCCTCTAGCCAAATCAAATTGTGTAAATCCAGAATAAAATTCTTTAACGTTACCATCTAGAATTCCACCTTCAATAGTGATATCCCCATTTCCATCATAACCGCGATACTCGGCATCTTTTTCACCATTCATCATAATATTCCCAGAATGTGCACGTAATAAAACAGTATTGCTATCCATTCTAATATGTGTATTTGAATAAATTACAAGTGTCTTTGTAATTCTATATACACCGCCTGGAATTAATATTGATACCTTTCCATTTGATTTCGCTAAATCTAACGCTGTTTGAATTGCAGCGGTATCCGTTAAGACATTAAGAGCCTTAACATTAACCTCCCTTTCTGTAATATCTTTTTCTATTGCCGTTACACGTTTACCAGCCGATTCATACACATGCCCATCTTTATCTACACGTATATCGATAACCTCCGCACCACTTGTTGTTCCAGCAAGCACTGTATCCCATCGAGTCTCTAGTCGATCTTGATTCTTCTTGGTTTCATTCGATAATTTCGTAGCAGCCTCTGTCTCTTTATTAATAGCGTTTATCCCATCGTGTATGGAAGAGCGAACATCCTTTCCAAATATTGCTTCTCGTATCCTATACAAATATCCACTTATATTAGCCATGATTTGCTCCTCCATTTTCTAAAGCTGTTAAACGATTTTTTATATCGTTTAGATCCGTTTGGATTGTTAAAACGCTTTTACTATTGGTTTCAATCAATTTCTCGGATATATTCACCCTTTTATCAATCTCTGTGATATTTTTAGTGTTTGTTTCTACATTATTTTTAATTGTTTCAATTACTTCTGTGGTCGGTATATTTTGCATTTCTTCTTTAATTTTTTTTAATGATTCTTCCAGATTAGATACTAATTGAACAATTCCCTTTAAATCTGCATTTTCAATGCCTTCTTTCAAATTTTGCAACTCTTTTTCTGCCTTCTCTAAGTTAGTTGATAACGAGCCGATTTTATTACTCTGCCTTGACACCGTATTTCGCAATTCAACTACTTGTTGGGATGATATCTTTAGATCACTTTGATATTGATTTAACGTTTTAAATTTATCTCCAATTGTAAGAGAAGTACCTTGTGGACTATTAATATTTACTGACTTTCCAATAACTCGTAACCGCTCATTAATGCCCATAACTGGATTCATAACGGGATACGTGTTACCAGCCTCAAAAGTATCAATATCAAGTCCAATCAAAAATAAATCTACTGCATTTAACTTATACTGAACGTGTGCTGTCTTCTGATTGCTAAGCCACTCTTTCCCTTTTGCTATTAAATTACTTGCTATTGTTACATCATCCCAAGTTATAGATTTACCTTGTATACCAAACTCTTTTATTCCTTTAGGGTCGTCAATATAAGGCAAGCCATTATTCACGCCCTCAATAGTTAAACGAGCTTCTGATGCATCTGTCGCTCCTTCTTCTTTTGATTCAACGCGTGCTCCCAAAGGAGTTAATCGTGTTACAACTTCTGTTGGATCAATGTCGCAAGACATACTGATTAAATTTTTAGCAATTTGGATTTCTGTCTTTTTATCTTCACCGATACGTTCTAAATAATCTAAAAAACGAACCCCGTTTACTTTACGTACTTGGAGTTCGCCGCCTAATTTATTTAGTAATTTCTCTTTGATTGTATCAAAAGTATCTTTTTCGGCTGATAAATAGAGATAAAGATTATTAGTGGAATTAGTAACAGTTACATTCCCGATCTTAAACCTTTTGTACTCTTCTACCTGCTTATTATGGTAATCGATAATCTTTGTAAATAATTCCTTTGGTGTACCTCTAAATTCTAAATGTTGCTGAACAGAATCGTGTAAGTAACCAAGTTCTCCTTCACACACATAGGAATCACTATGAAGTCCAGAGTTGTCCATATTTTTACTAGGCCCCAATACACGCCCCTCAAATTCATATTTTCTCGTCTTTGTATTCCACACATTTATAAGAGTTTTTAATGGTTTAATCATACGGAATCCAGGGTTATCCATATGAAAATAAAAGTTAAACGAGTCTATTGAATTTATCTCCTTTTTTATCATTCCGGAGGCTAATTTAATACCGTCTACATTTGGATAATGAATACTAGTCTTTTTACCGTCATTAACAATAGTTACTTCATACATTTAAATCAGCTCCTTATAAAAACGAAACGAGACTGTGCCATAACCAATAATCTTTATTGAATTTACCCCTGATTTAAGTACAAAGTTTTTATCTATTATAGTACCTGCCGGCACCGTGTAGGTAACACCCTCTTTAATAACCTTCATTTGTTTAGACACCTTTATTTCTGGCGTTACATCAGGTGAACCAGGATTAATTAATTTAATACTTAATAGTCCGTCCACAGTGAAATCTGTTGTTTGGACAACATCCAAATCAAAGTTAAACGTATCCCATATATCGTTACCTTCATGTAACTCAGCAATCATAAAAGGATACGCTCTGAAAGTAGCTGTTAGTGTTCCGGTTTCCCAATCATCTTGAACATCTGCCGCACTTTCTAATTCAGCCAAAAAGTAATAACCAGGGATTGTGGCATCGTACAGCTTTTTCCGACCATTTGTATTCATGAGCCAATTAATTAACTTCGTTTTTTCCACCTGCATGGCATAAGGAGTGTAATTACCCCTTCTTACTACATTGAACTGATATTTTAATTGTCTAGAACCATATGTTTGTGAACCATATAATTCGCTAAAGTCATATTCCATATTCGAGAAAGGAACTTGCACAATTATCTTTTCCTTTGACGGAAAGCCAATGTCCCTTTCAGCTGGCATAGTATAACCCATGTCATTATATGAATGTTTCCCATCAAATTTAATACCATATAGCATCTATGCCAGCCCCCTTTCGATTTTTCTAATTCTGACTCCACCTTCATGATCTGTATAATCGCCGGTGATTTGAGCAAATGTTCTTCCATCTACTTGTAGAATGATTGGACGGTCACTACTTTGTTGTGGCATCGTAGATGCGATTCCTTTTCCAATCTGTCCAAGCGTCTTTTCATTTAGAGGTAAAACACCCTCTGGTCCAGCTTCACCAGCACCTTGTAAATTACCACCATTCATTCCAAAGATAGTAGGCCTAGTAAAGATACCGCCTTTTGCACGCCAATCAATACCAATACCTGATGGATATTCAATATCTTTTCCCAAAACATTTTTGTGGCTAGTCTGTAGACTAAAGTGTGGAAGTTTCGGCATTTCAGGTTTAGGGATTTTCAGCTTCAAATTATCAAAGAATCCTTTGATTTTATCGATAAATCCTTTTACACCATCAACCGCTTCTCTTATCGGGTCCATGATAAATCGTTTTGCCGCTTCAAATTTTTCTTGTGCAGCATTCTTCACAGCATCAAATTTTTCTTTCGCTGAATTATATAAATCAGTAAATTTTTGTTTAGTTGAATTATAGGCTTCAGTTACTGGATTAATCACATATTGTTTCACTAAATTCCAAGCCGTAAGCGTGTAGGATTTTATAGATTCCCAGTTTGATAATATCCAATTAGCTAAATCCCCAAGTTTTTGCTTTGTCCAATTCCACAATTCCTGAACTGGTTGAATGACATACTGTTTTACCAAATTCCATGCTGCAAGTGTATAAGATTTCACTGTTTCCCACTGTGAATTTAACCAGGAAACTAGCTCACTAAGCTGAGATTTACACCAGTTATACGCTTCAACCATCGGATCAATAATATATTTACTAATGGCAGCCCAGGCAATTTGGGTTCCTGCTTGTATCAATAACCACCCTGCTTCTAAAACGACAGAAACCGCCGAAATAATTGGATCTAAAACTGTAAGTATTGTATTCCACGTATCTTGCCAAGCCTGATTCAATGACCCCCACAATTCAGATGCTGTTTCGACAAGTGACGACCACCAAGATGACGCTGTTTCGACAATTCCCGACCACAAATCACTAAAGAATTGACCTATTGGGTCAAAAAAACTATGCATCATCTCAATAAATGAAGACCAGGCACCTGAGAAGTATTCAACTGTGGAATACCACCCATCGCTACAAGCCTGAACTAAACCAGACCACAATTCACCAAACCAGGATGAAAATTGCGACCACTTTTCTGAAAGCCAATCGGTTATTTGTCCCCAATTCTGTATTGCCCAAATAACGCCCGCTATTACAGCCGCTACTCCAGCGATAACAAGCATGACAACTCCAAGTGTTGTACCCAATACGCTAACCGATACTACAACTGCAGCAATGATGGGTGCCAAAACACCTACTACAGCTATCAATCCAGCAAAAACATAAACAAAATTTTGAATCGGCCCTGGTAGTTTAGTAAACCCATCAACTAAAGTTTTAATTCCCTCTACTACTGGCGGTAAAACATCTTTAGCTAATTCAGCAAGCTTCTTTCCAATGGGTTCAAAAGCTGCTTGTATTTCTCTTAAAGCTTTTTGAAATTGTTGACCAAGTGATTCTTCTTGGAGCTTTTTCATTTCTTCCATACGGCCATTTACATCACCAAGACCACCATTTACATCATTTAAACTTAATACAGCTTCTGCGCCCATGTCTTCCCATTTCACGCCAAAAAGAGCAACACCAATTTGGTTTGCCTTTACTTTGTCATCCATCTTTTGAAGGTCACCTAACACAGCGTTAAATACATCCGCTGCGGTTCCTTTTCCTTCGTTGAATGATTTCCATACTTTTTGTGTTTCTTCAGATAAATCACCGAATCCTTCTGACACACCTTTTGATCCATCTTGTACACGAATGCCGAATTCTTTCACCAGGTCATTAATGTAATCAAGATTGTACGAACCATTTTTAGTTCCATTCGCAAGAATGGTGAACATTTCTTGAGCACTAAAACCACCTTGTTTAAATAAAGGAGCATATTCAGAAAGGTTATCAAATAATTCATCTGAGTAATTTAGACCTTCTTGAGCACCTGCAGCAAGTAAATCAAAGGTTTCCTGTGTAGATAAACCAAACTGAGACATTAATTGTCCTGCACCACGAGTTGCTTCGTTTAAGTCCACATCATAGACTTTAGCTAATGTTAAAACATCCTCTGATGCCATCTGCAACTCATCGTACGGAACGTCCCTCATGTTCTGAAAGACTTTTATAAGCGCCTGATCAACCTCTTCAAGACTTTCACCAAATCCCTTTTTCCACACATCTTTTGAAATCTTACCGAGATTCTCTGCACCTTTTTGAGTTAATCCTAATGAAGATTGTATTTTCCTTTGAGACCTATCGAAATCTATTGCTATACCCACAGTAGCTTTACCAAGTTCAATTAACTGTTGTGACATCCCTTGTAGTATTTGAGTGACTTCCATCATGTTGTGCAAGTCTAATTTCTTCCCTAGTTGCTCAATACCATCTGCAGCTTGTGAACCACTTTGCCCAACACTATGCAAAGAATTCTCAAATTGTTTCAGCGTAGTTTTAGCTTGATTTAACTTCGTTTCAAGTTGCTGTACTTCTGTGGAATTCTCACCATACACACGCTTTGCTGCGCTTAATTGTTGTTCTAAATTGTGGACGACTCTATCGGTCATTTCCATTTGCTGACGTAGTTGTTTTTGGGCTAATTCCAACTTATGGGCTTCACTAGCATTTGCACCTAATTCAGCATTTTGGAGCTTGAATGAGCTTGTCAGGCGCTTTTGTTCTGCTTCTAACTTCTTAGAATCCTCTTGTAAATCACCTAAAGCGCCACGCACTTCTCTCGCTTCAATTGCTTGCTCTGAAAGACCTTCATTCACTCGTTTCATTGCATTATTAAGAGAAGTTTCAGCACGTTCTGCATCAAGCAATTTACCATACATTTTATTAAGTTGTTCCGCTGTCGTATTTGTATCTTTAGACATCGCTTGGTATTCGGAACGTAACATCGATGTACGCTTTTTAGCCGCTTTCATTTGGATTTCTAACTTTTTCTTTTCAGCTGCTAATTTATCTGTTGCTGTTGCATCTTGTCCCATAGCGGCAATGTGGTTCTTATATTCCTTTGCTGCATTGTTCATAACCATGTTAATTTGCTTTAATGTCTGTGCATACTGAACCTGGCCATCCATTTTGAAATTAAGAACGACGTTTCTTTCTTTATTATTTCCTGCCATTTTCTCACCTCATTTCTTAATAAAATGGAGTTTGATCTAATGTGTAGATTTGTTTTGGTTTCTGTTCATTTAATGCATCTGGATTGTTGTATCGGAGATGCATGATATATTGTTTTAGAAAATGATTAGGAGTGATTTTCCACAAATCATCCATACTTAAACCGAGCAATGTATTACTGACATAAAAGTAAAAATCCCAATCCAATTCGGACTGAGATTCATTATTTTTATTCAGTATGTTTTTTACTTTTTTTCTTGCTTCAGCTTCTCCATATCAGAATATTGGAAGGTTTGACCGCTGAAAATCTGAAATACAACTTGGAAAATATCAGGTAGATCATAAAGAGGAATAGCATTTTTGATTTCTTCCGGTGAACATTCCGTACCGCCACTTCGAATCATCGCATAAATCAAGGACCGCATTAGTTTAGCTTCCTTTTCACCTAAACTAAATTGTCCTTTTTTCATCATTTCATTCATTTCTTTTTCGAACTCATGATATTCTTTCCCATAAGATTCTTCTACAAAAGGAAATGATTCAAATGTAAAAACAACAGGGATTTTCACCTTCTGTATTGTAATTGTATTTACATTTATATTAACGTTAACTAAATCACTTAAGCGTGCCATAGTACCCCTCCTATTGTCCTGTAGTTCCACCTAATGTGGCTAATTGAGATTCATCACAAATAACTTGTTTTAAGAAGTCTTCAACTTTAATACCTTTAGCATCCGCCGAGCCAGTATCTAATTCTGCTTGTGTAACATCGTTGTATAGTAATGGATCTGCTGTGATTTGGTAAGCAATATCATCCACAGTCATTTCTTCATTTTGTGTCTTCCAAGATTCCTCAATTGGTGCCACTGTACATTTTGGATACCAACGTACAAGTTTTGTTCCATCATTAAGAGGGAACGGAACACCCACCGCGAATTTAGGATATTCTCTTGCCTTTGCCGTTTCAAAAGAAACACCTTTTGTTCTTTGTTTAGCAAAGATTTTATCCTTCACTTCACGGTTTAGCCCCGCAAGATTAAAGGCCAATCCAAACGATGTATTTTTTACGATATTGATAATCTTTTTATTAGATGCCCATTTCGTAAAGTTTGTAGATGTAGTTGAAATCGTTAAATCTGAGATATTTGTTTGCTTATAAATATCTTCTTCATACGTAGGAAGTGCATCTGGTGTTTCATCTCCCGCCATCATGCATAGATACAACTCTTCAATACCTACGGTATATTGAATCTCTTTATTTACAACTGCCATTTCTATCATCCTCCCATTTTGTTTACTATTTTTTGAGCTAAGATTTCTGCTATCTTGTCGCCTTCTGCATCAAAAGTGTTCTGTACAAAGTGTTTTCCCTTCACACGACCTTTACCATTTACTTTTTTATGGCCGTTTTCGTATAAGTACCAATACCAAGCTTCATCTTCAAATTCCACAGATACAAGATCGTGTTTAACAACAACTTTCAAACTTTCTCTTAGATGAGTTTTCTTGTTCTTATTTGATAATTTAATTTTGGGTTTTAACTTGCTAATAAAGTATTCAGCTGCTTCTTCTAAAAACTGCTTTTCTACTTTTTTATTAACTCTTAACAATGTATTGATATCTTCCAAAGCACCCGCAAAACCATTATTATTTGATGCCATTACTGAATGCACCTCACATACGTTATAAACTGTGTGATGGTATCATCATTCTCGTCATAACCCATTCCATCAAACTGAGAATAAGGCACGCCTGCATCATTAAAAACAGCCTTTAACGGTTCATAATCTTTTTCAGTACCATCTGTAATAACTACAATCTGATAAAGTGGCATCGATTTTAAAACTTTATTAGAAGCCCTTTTATGCTGTTCATTTACAAACTCATACACAATGTAAGGGTACTTTGCCGTTATAGGAGCTTCATCACGATATACTGGAATACCTGATTTTTTCATAATGTCCCTTAATTCTTGAAAACTAATTTGCATAAGAAAGTGACACCTCCATCAATCGATCTTCTTCTTTTACATAAATGCGTTCAATATTATAAATACGGCCACCAACTTTTACACGGTAATCCTTTTGATTGTTCTCGATGTCACGATCAATACGGACTTCAATTTTCTTTACAATTTCATTCATATCTTTCGTTGTAAATTTATCAGTAGCCGTAACCCCAATGTTGTTATATCGAATTTTCCGTTCTAATGGATATCCCATAACAGGACGGTCTGTTTCTGGATCAATTGTTTCCCCTAATTTGAGTAAATCTCCCATCCATTTGAGTTTATTCGTCTTCCTCTTCGGCATCATAAACCTCCTGGATAAAGAATGGTGTTAAAGCATCTAAAGCCTGTTCTAATTCTTTTTCTGCTACACGATATTCATAAAAAATACCTGCACACATGATAACTAGGTATTCCACTTCTCTTCCACATGCTTTTTTTACATATCGTTGACCTTGTTCAATATAAAAAGAGAGCAAGGAATCATCCATGCCCTCTTCCCAATGAATATGAGATTTTAATTTCTCAATTAATTCATCCATATTAAGCTCCAGTTGTTTCTTTTAAAACATACTTATAAACTGGAACTTCAAATGGTGAATGAATTAGTTGTGCATCTAGTAAGTTCCAGATACGGAAACCTACACGGTTTGTACGTGAGAATAACTCAACTAATTTTTGTACTTCTAACGATCCAATGACATCTTGAATATAGAATTTAGAGAAGTCACCAAAGTAGAAGACTGGCGTATCAGGTTCACCTGCAATGTCAATCGCATCTTCTTCCTCAACAGGGAATCCTAATAACGTATAACCAATTCCACCTTCTGCTTGATTAAATGGACGAAGTAATGGGAAACCATCATCTGTTTTCATCGTTTCAATTTTTGTTAGTGCTGCTGTATTTAACACCCATCGTGCTTTTTTACGTACTTCTTTAACAGGTGTATTTTTCATTATTACTAATGCATTGTATAGATCCTTTTCTTCTGTTTTAAATTCAACAGCTTTCTTTGCTAATGCACCATCATTGATGTTATTGGCTTCATCACCATTAACCATGTATTGAGTTTCTTTACGAACATAAGCTTTTTTCAACTCGTCCATAACGATTTGTTCAATTGGTAAACCTGTACGTGCTAATAACTTTTTAGTTACAGTAGCAAGCGCATCAAATTCCGTTGGGGATAATTCGATTTCGTCGAATTCAATATCTGTTTCTGGAATTTCGTTATTTGTTCGCTCATTTTTATGACCTTGAGCTTCTGCTTTCTTAACTAAAACAGGATACTTAATATTTTCTTTTGTTTTTACTCCTGTCCCTAATCGACGTAAGAAGTTTTCTTCCTGTGCATATGTAATAATCTCTTTACTCAAGAAGTCTGGAATCGTAACAGAACCATTACCAGTAACTAACCCTAATGCACGTGCTTCTGTTTCATCAATGTTACCTACAATGTAATTAGCAAAAGCCGAACGAGTTTCCTTTTCTTTGTTTTTAGTAGATTTATGACCTTTAGTAGAAAGACCTGTTCCAATAGCTGCCATGATTTCAGAACGTTGCTCTTCTGACAGTTCAGTTTTTGCATCTGGATTTTCTTTTGCTGCTGGGTCTTCTTTTTTCTCTGGATCTTCATCTTTCTTTTTGTCTAGATCTTCTTTTTCTTCCTCTTCTAACTTCGCTAATTCATCAGCAAGAGTTTTCGCTTCTTCTGTTAATGCTTCTACTTCAGCCTTAACTGCCGCTAATTCTTCTGAACGAACTTCACCCTTCTCTACTTTCCCTTGTAATTCCGCTAAGCGAGCCGTATTTCTTGCTTGAGATGCTTTTAAGATTTTTTTTAATTTCATGTTAATTTTCCTCCAAAACTTTTTTTATTTGTTTAATAATGTTATTTCTTTCTTCTGTATCATCTTCCACAACCGTTTTTACAGCAGCTTCTTCACTTCTCATTTCAATCATGGCTGTATTTTCGCCCCTGGTTTCAATGGAAGTAGCAATATAGGCTGGTGTCATATCTAGAATTGAAACTTCTAAAAGCTCTAGTTCTTCAATAGAACGTTTTTGAACACCAGACTCACCCTCTTCCCATGAATCTTTTTCAGAAACAAAACCAAATGACCAACCACGTAATTCTTTATTCTTTGCCTTCTCAATTACTTGTTCATCTGTAACTGTAGCGATGGCTCTTAAACCAATATTGTCTTCATACAATTCCAGATTTCCGTTTTCAATAGAACCAAGATTTCTATTCTTATCGTGATTAAAAAGTAAGTCCACATTCTTTGCTTTCTTTAACGCTTTTTCAAACGTCTTAGGAACAATTCTCTCTTTGAAATATCCCCTTGGAGAAGGCAACATTCGACTTTCTCTGTCCACAACATTTACATATCCATCAAGTATGACTTGATTCCCTCGGACCTCAATTTTCATTCTCTTCACCTCCTCCCAATGAACCATCGGCCGCTTCTTTCTTGCCGATTTCAGTCAAGTCATTTGAAATGTATATAGCTTGTGATTCCTTTGTACCTTGTATAGGGAATCCAAGCATATCGGCGACATTATCAGGTGAAGTAATGGCTGTACGCACAAGGTTGTAACCAATATTCGTTTTGTTGCTATAAGTGACAAAATCAAGAATATTAATCTTAAATTTGATACGTTTCCCTGAATTCTGGCCATAAAAAAGAAGACTCAAATGGTCTTCAAAATTTTTCATTATTGGTCTAACTGCTTTGTTGTGGATATACATCATAGCTTTCTCAATATCTTCTTTAATCAACTCCGTGTATGTGTCCACATTTATGCCTAAATACTTACCTAAATCTTTTTTATATACATTCAGATATGCTAGGGTCTTTTCGTCGTCTAACGGGCTTTTAAGCGTGTCAATTGAGTACCCTTTTCCAAGTGGAATCATTTTTACCGACCTTGCTTCATCGATTGATTCCAGTTGATCTAAAATTGCATTGATTAACTTTGACTGTGCACCATTCTGCGGATTAATATGAGCATCCAAATTTAACAAGAATGCTAATAAACCACCCTTTTTATATTTATCAGTTAAAGTTTTCTCGGCTGACATAACACCCTCGAGTGTATCTCTCCCCAAATCAAGGAGACCTTTTCCTCTTAAATGATCTGCACCAATATTCTTCACGTGACGAATCATAAATGGAGAAACTTCGTGACCACCAATATTGAAATGCTCTACCAAATTATCATCTAACTCGGTAAAAACATTTGAAGCTAAATGTATTTGAGCACCATTTAATATCGGGAATGTTTCCCCCTCGAGTAAATAGGTATTCGTCATTAATTTAATGAATTCAGATTGTGTTAGATAATTGTTAGGATTTCTTAAGATTTGAAGTGCAATATCATCTTTGATTTCACTACCGAATTCATCTTCCACAACAATATCAGCCAACACCATTTGATTACTAATGTCTTGTAGCAATTCGTAAACATCACTAGATTGTAAGATGTTTGAATCTGTAACATATACGCCGCCATAACGAATACTTTTTCCTAAAACATCGTCAAGATAACCGCGTTTTTCAGCCTTTTTAAATAAATAATTTGAAAACCTATCCCTTAAACCCAATTTCTCACCGCCTTTCAAGCAAAATTATTAAACTCACACTCTCTTTCTGATAAAATTAAATAGAAGGAGGTGGATATTATGGCTAATAATGTTAACTTAAATACATTCCCAAGTAATAAAGTTCAAGCATTAACAATGCTTTACTTACAGAACCAAGACTTAACTGGTAAATCACCAAGTGAAATTGTGGATTTATACATAACTACTTCAAAAGAAATTAGTGCATCTTTTCGTAATGGTGACAGCCCTAGACCATCAATTAGACCATTTTGATAATTACAGTAAGTGATAAAACAGTTTAGTCTTAGTTTCCTGGCTAAGCTGTTTTATTTTGTTTCACTCCTTATCGATAAATATCACCAATCAATTCATCCATTCCTTCTTCTGTTATGCTATCCATAACCATCATCGTTTCTTTATGGGCACATAAAAAAGCAACAAATCCATCAATCTTCTTTTTGGACTGTCGCTTACTTGGGGCCTTCATTCCATTAATATTTGTTACAACTACAACATTAAGAGCACAATAAACAAATAAAGGATTATCTGTGATTAAACGTTTTTCATAAATTAGTATTTCTGAATCATCAAGCATTGCATTCATAACGTTTGGATATTGATTTACTGCAATACACTCCAAACCGAGATTTTCAAGCTTTTCTATTAACTTTTGAGACATCGCTGGATCGTAATTTATTTGTTGCACATCGTATAAATCCATGCATTCAATGATATATTCCATAACTTGCTCCTGGTCAATCATCTTTCCATCACAAAATGTAGCAAAACCACGTTCAACCATATCAGTATACGGAACATTATCCTCTTTTTCTTTAAAATCAATATTTTCATTAGGAAGGAAATACATTTGTTTCACTTTTATAATTGACCTTCCTTCATCATCATGTGAAGGGAAGTTTAAACTCACGCATGTTAAATCTGTTGTTTTGGATAAATCTAATCCTAAATAGCAAATTTCACCTATAAGATCACCCAAATCTTCCACAAGAACATGTTGTACTTGATCATGCTCAAAATAATTATCAGCACCATTTACGAAAACATTTAAATGTTTGGAAAGGAATTCAGCTTTTGAATGTGCTGACTGCTTCGCTTTTTTGAATTCAATCTCAAGTTGCTCCTTCGTAACGGAAACACCAATATTCGGGTTAACCATTTCCCAAACTTTACGATCTTCCCAATCATAATTTTTATTTGGTTCCCAGATTGCAACAAATAAAGAATCATCATCATCATTTTCAAGAACAAGTTTTGCATATTTATAAACACGCATACCAACAGATGAAGCACCTTTACCAGCCGTTGAAATATTAAGCATCATTGGTTGTTCACGAGAAATCTGAGCTGACTTCAAATTATCGTACATGTCCATATTTTCTTGCGCATGGAGTTCATCATTCAATACAAAATAAGGGTTCTTTCCTTCAAGACCCTTAGTATTTTTCGTTAATACTTTGAATTTATTTTGATATGCAATTCCATTGATGCTATATCGATACATTGCACCACTAACTGTGCCATTAACACCTTTATAAATTTGTGTAGGTCGTGCCAGGGGCTCGGAATTTTCTATCGCTTGTGCAATTGGTTCGGCTGCATTTTGCGCTTGTTCATAGTCTGATGCTGCACAATAACAATCGGCTCCAAGTTCAAGTTCTCCATACATAGCATAGAGTAATGCACCTGCTGCGATAATTGTTTTTCCGTTCTTCTTCGGTACTTGAACATAAGATTCACGAATAACACGAACTGTTTTCCCTTTTTCGTTTTTATGATACCAACCATACATATTTGCAAAAACAAACATTTCCCAAAGTTCTAATTCCATCAATTGACCTGCAAGCGGACCTTTAACATGACGAATGAACGACTGAACAAAATCCAACATTTCATTTGCACGATCTACATCAAACCAAATATCTCTACGCTTTTTCCACCTCTTATAACGTTCTACAGCAAGAATGATCGATTTCGGGTATTTCTTTTTGTTGCCCATGACGTTATTCGCGTACTTATCAGCGTAGTTAACGCCTTGTGTAATAATCATTTTGATTTCCGCCATTTATTCCGATGAGCCGCTAATTCATCTTTAGGCTCACCAGTTTGGATATTCTCTGCATTTTTAGGCGTTTTTTGTACACTTTTTCCCTTATTCGTCATTCCAAGAGATTCTAACATTTTGTTCTTCTTATCATTCCATGTTTCAACTTGTTGAGCAAGTGGATGTTTCATTTCATTTGTTGCTCCAGCCTTGTTCTTATGCGTTTTTGTGGCTGCAAATCCATCAGCTTTCCATTCATCAAACATAGTTTTATAAATGATAAAAGCATCTAAATAATTTTCTATTAATGGTTCTAATGAAGGTGTGAAATTGTCATCATCAGTCAATAATTTTATGATTCTATTTCGTTCTTCATCCCTTGCAACATCTAGCATTTCCAACTTTTTCTTCTTTGACATTCGAGCCACTTTCACACCCCCCTTCATTTTTAAAAAATGGTGCAACTATTGATGTGCCCCCTACGCTACCTATCCTCCCCAGAGGACAAATTTTATTTTTTGATAGGGGGGCTTTTGTATTTCTCAACAAATTCACAATTCGTTGGTCCATTACATTTTTGACATTTCAAACCTTCACGTATTTTATGTGTTGCTTCTGTCCATCCACATGCTTTATCCAAGCACCAATGTATTATTCATGGCTTCTTCATATGAATCACCTCATTTATTGAAATAACTTGGGAAAACTGTTCTCTTTTTATCTTCATTCTCTTCGATTGTATGACAAACTGGACAAAGTAATCTGAGGTTATTCTCTTCTAATTTAAGTGTCTCATCTTCTTTAATCGGTATTATGTGATGAACATGAGCACGCCTACCAAAGACGAACCCTCCACATCGTTGACAGCAGCCATTCTCCCTTTCATATACCTTTGACCTGACATACTTCCATGCATCAGTACGATAGAATGGTTTGTTCTCATGATGATAGATATTCTTCTTATCTTTTTTCTTCCTTGGTTTATTACGCTTATGTTCTTCACAGTAACGCCCTTTGCCTATCTTGTTATGGCAGCCATTGAAGTCACAGTATTTCATTCCGTATCAGTCGTTAATTGCTCAACGATATGATTACGAATTGTTTCTTCTTTCTTTAACTTAGCTGGTACTTCAATAGCATTATCTTTAGCAAAGGATAGTAACTGTTCAGCATTCATATTATCTAGGTTAATCTCAGTCTTCGTATCAATTACTTCTACACCAACTACTTTATTGTCAGCATGCTTCCTGATCATACTCTCAGGATTAACAGTAACTTCGAATCCTGGTTCTTCACCAGTTGGAACAAATAGAGTCTTCTTCTTTTCATTATCCCAATACTCTGCACCTGATATTGTTTTTCTAATTTCAGTAATCATTTACTCAACACCACCTATGTAATTTTGGCATAATAAAAAGCACTCCATAAGGAATGCTTTAAAAACATACTAAATTTTAATCGGAGACTCCCAACCATGTAATTCCGTCATTTCTAGATATTCATCTAAAACAGCTTTATCATTAGATGGTAAAACAACTTTAGGCAAATCTACATGGCATTCATTATCATGATAATTAATTGACACTGACTCAACAACTTGCTCATCATCAGCTTTCCAAACACTATCTACAATAATGTCTCCTTTATGAGGGATTACATTAGATTCAAAAGTCTTTGTTATTCTAGCATATCCTTCACGGAAATTTTCTAATTCAATTACTTGATTTAATATTACCTTCATTTCCAAAACCTCCCTTCACCTAATTTATTATCATTTAAAAAAAGGAATCGGACAACCACTATCATTCGTCATTTATCGACAAAAAAGAGCAACCATGCATCAGTTGCTCCTGCTACAAATACGGTAAATGAAGTTTTACTTTTAAAAAGTAGAAAACTGCTATTCGCTAAAATAACAGTCTCCAAAAATAAACAAGTCGTGTTTGTGTATCGCATATTTCATTTCGTTTGGTTAAGGTGTTTTCACGCCTCTTTCAATCGCCAAACAGTATATGTCTTTCCCTAGTACAATGTCTCGGTATTAGCGATTGAAAGAAGAGCAAAAGCTCTCCTTATTTACGGTAACATTCAATCAGTACCATCTGCTGGTTTCGGATTTTATGTGCCGTCATAATGAAGCCGTTTAGAAATTGAGAACAACATAGTAAGTTGTGTTTTCCGCCACTTCTCACAATACAAATATATCACGTTAATTCCAAAACGACCGGCACATTTGCGGTCAAAAAACGGTCACGATTCTGCCATGAAAAACTGCATTTTCTTAACTCATTTGTAATCATCTTTCAAAAGAGGATTTAGTTTTAAATATTCCATGAACTTTTCAAAAGTACCTGTTACATAATATTCTCCACCAGTATAACTAAATCTTGCTCCTGTAATTTCTTTAATAAATCCTGTTCTTTCTAATCGTTTCATTATAAAATCTAAATCGGCTTTATCTATACTACATTTCTCAATTATAGCTTCTTTCCAACCTGCCCTTCTCGACAATTCGATATCATTACCATCTACACCTTTTAATGATTCAAATCTCTCATACACAACCAACAATGCCTTACATTCTTGAGTTGTTAATTCTGACAAAATTGCTAGATACTCTTCCGGTCTATAATTTTCTTTATTTTCAATCGTTAAAACATTAGATAAGATCATTGCATTCATTTTAATTTTCTCTATGCTTCGACTTTTCGTTGATGATTCCACTGCATTTCTGAGCAAATCAAAAAATTCCTCAGATTCAACCCACTCTTTATCTATTTTGTTTTCTTCCACTTTATCTAATGCCGCTTTCAAGAAATAAAACAATTCTTTAATTCTTTTTTCCTTATACTCTGCTTGTTTGCTAGAAATTATTGCATCAATAGAAGCGCCAACAGTTGGAATCCCTGCCATTATTGCTTTTATAGGCATAGTGTATACCTGATCTAATTTCCCCTGTTCTGCCATAAGCTCATAAAAATCTTTATTATTCCTCACCTTATAATCCCCCTTTTAATTCATTCATTATAATTTTACACTGTTCCCTCCAATTATCCATATCTTATATTTTGTGTAACTGCCCCTGTCGCTGAATCCCTTGATATTCATAGCTTCATAATACTTTCTCTTTTGAGTTACACAACACACTAAAAATGGTTAACTGTAAAAAAACAAAAAATCAAAAAGATGTTTGCTATATTTTAAATCGAGTCATAGCCTTATCCATTGCATCTTGGTTCACGCCTATATATCTTAATGTAACTCTTTCTGATGAATGATTGAATATCTCCATTAACAAAGCTATATTCTTTGTTTGCATGTACATATGATATCCAAATGTCTTACGTAATGTATGTGTGCCTATCTCATCTAATCCAAACTCTGCCGCTGTACTTCTAAGTATCTTATATGCCATACTGCGACCAATCGGTTTATTCTTTCCTTCTCGACTCTTAATTAAATACTCATTATCTTCTCTTTCTTCAATGTACCAACGTAACTCTCTTTTTAATGCTGGTGTCAATTGAATACGTTTCTGTTTACCTGTTTTCTTTTCTCTCATTGAAATATGACTGCCCTTTAAATCTCCTATTTTAAGCTTTAGAATATCACTTATACGTAACCCTGTATTAATTCCCATCACAAACAAAATATAATTGCGTTCATTGTTTTCCTTTAGGTATTCTTTAATATGTTGTATTTGCTCTGGATCACGGATAGGTTGAACAAAGTTCATAGACTATCCCCTCCAACCTGTTCTTCTGTCTCATACACTTCTAATCTAAGAGCAAAAGCTAGTTTATAAAAGGCATTAGATTTATTTCGTCTATATGTACGTTCACTCATACCAATCTCGTTATAAACCATGTAATCAAAAACTTCTTCACCTTCCAAATATCGTTTTATAATGATATCCCTTTGATTTTTACTAAAACGACTTAATGCCTTCTCGATTTGAAAAGATAAACGTTGCAATTTCATTTCTCTTTCACTCATAGCAATATTTACTAAAGCAATATCTTCAGCCGGCTTTCCTATCATATTTGTTGGACCATGATATCTTACCTCACAAGAAGCTGTGACTTTCATCTCATTTCTAATCATCCCAAATTGTCTATAAATACGAACATTTTCAAGAATCTCTTCCAAACGAACCTGTGTTGCTTTGCGGTCAATTTTAGGTAAGAAAGTTAATTGCGCCATATATAAAAACACTCCTTGTCTATTTTATTAATAAAAAACAAAAAGCGGACACCAAACTACAGAGCAATATCACTAATGCTCTTTGTAGTTCAGTGTCCGCTGGTTCTTCCAGTAGGACTAAATATTCAATAGTTATTATATCACTTTTTAACAGTCTTAAAAAATGCTTTGCGCTGTAGTTATAGCGCTTCTAATACTTCTCCCCTTTTTCCCCTTAGTCCAAACAGTATCATTTTTTATAGGATCAAAAAATACATTTCCATTTCATATTACAAAACCCATCTATTTAAAAACAGATGGGTTTTGTAAGCTTTTCTTTATTTATCTTCAAGTACGATCTCCAAAGTGATTTTAGCCCATTCATCTGGGTTTTTATTATCAATATCTAAAGCCACTATGGATGCTGAACATTTCGGATATTTCTTTAAAATACAATGCACCTCTTGAGAATAGTACTTTGGAACATAACCAATATGCACATTTCCTATAGTTAAAACTTTCACAGCAAACTTATCATGTTTACTATCTTCTAACTCCAACTTTATTGCATCACCAACTTGCAAGTCTTTGGCAACCAGTGAAAAATTATAATATCTTGCAGCAGCTAAATCAAAAGTAATCTTTGGTTGTACTTCTCCATCCACATTTATTGGCTTTACAAATTCAAAATTATCTGTCGCTAAACGTCCACGTGTAGCTTCCAATAATTCCAAATCAGTACAAGACGTATCTAATCCATATCGATCTAAGATTTCAGGGAAATCTGGTCGCTTCTGCTGTGGCAGGCGACTCTTTATACTTGGAAACAACTTTCCTTCTAACTCATAAACTTGCGTTAAATTCGGAAAATTAGGATAATCTTTAAACCCATGTTCTTTCGCGTCATCTAACCCGGGTTGCTGATATTGGAATTTATAGGTATTTGTTTCCTTTTCGAAAGACAATTCCCCTATAGTAAAACGTGTACGTGTCTCCGGATCTTTCCATATTAATAATAACTTATCAATTTTATTATTCATATTCTCACCAATTCTTATTAAGATATCTCTTCTTTTCTGTATGTATTTCATTATAAACAATTTATACTCATCCGAAACTACTTCATTTGGTAGTTTTCCAACAATTTCTTCCACTATTCCATCTGTAAGCGATTCCGATTGTTTTATTAACTCAGACATTTTATGTGGAAATAAAGCAATAAGTTCTTTAACTAATGCAAAATGCTTTTCTTTTCTCGTTTCTCTCCAGCCTATTTTTGCTTGAGAGCGAAATATATATCGCAAAAATTGAGAATTTGAGCAAAGATATTCCTTTACCTTTTCCAATGAAACTTCGCGTCCTAAGCATGCGCTATTGTCATATAGAGGTGAAATAAAAATTTCATCCCTCTTATCATGCCTCGTAATTCCCCAGTTGTCTTGATGCCTATCTCCATTACCTACCAAAGCATCGAAAACAACAATGAATAAAAACTCTTCAAATAAATCATATGGACTCAAAACTTGGTAAATCAGTTGTATATTATAACCTAAATTAGTTTCTTCATCATAATCAAAAGGGAAAAATTTCCCACCATCATAATGAGAAAAACCATCCTCCCTGTTTACGAAATAATAACTCAAACATCCTATTTTCCCGCCTCTAGTTGCTAATTCTACTTCTGCACACGGAAAATTTATGACTCTCGCAACTTCACTACATAGTTTTTCAGCCCAATGCTCTCCCCTACCTTCTCTAGGGATTTTAAACATTGCAATTCTTTTAGTTTCAGGATCTCTTATCCATTCTTTTTGGCGATCTCCGACTCCTGGTCCCATTTCTTCGACAACTTCCCATGAATTAACATCAATTATAGGATACTCCATTATTCATATCCCATCCTTATATTCATATTTTAATAAATTGTAACCACTAAAAAAACCTTATCAATTATAGCATAGGAAAATACTGCTTGCTAACTATATTTCGACATTTCTTTTAAGATTCCCTATGTAACCTGATTATTTATTCATCATTTTATTAAAATTTCTTTTATATCTCTACTAATCTCACTTTATCCTACTATAAATTATCACATATAAACAGCACAATCAGACATTAAGAAGATTATTTCGTTAAAAACTTAGTATTTTACTATAAACACATCCCTTGAATCCCTGATGTTCTATTTGACGCATAATATCCTTGCATAACGTCCCAAGAATCTTTTTCTATACCAAATTTAATTGTGACTAAGTAGGTTTAATCCAAACTTCAAAAACTTTACAGGGACAGCTTTACCTGATAATGCACAACAGCGCGACCTTTTACAAACAGTATAACTCGCTCTCAAACTTACACGTTATCCTAATAATAAATACATTAATTAGTATATTTTTTTATTTGTATATTCATGAAGATAATAAACTAGAAAAGGTTTACTAAATTGCTCTATATAGCACATTTCAATAGTTCCGAAATGTCTATAGCTTTCATATAAACACTTAGCTGTTCTTAAGATTTCATCCTCTACTTGTCTATCTAATAGATTATTTTCAAAGTTTATTAAACCTTTATTTTCATATGTGGATATTATCTCATTTGTTCGTTTTTCATATTGCTGTTTTTCACAAAAGCATGGAGGAATAGCCTTTCTTCTATAATAAGGAATAAAGCTATATTCTTTATTACATTTAGGACATTTCAAGTAATATCTTTTGTTATCTGATTTAAATACATGATTTGGTAGTATATCCCCATTTTTTTCATAATCCCAATACTCCACTAATTCTGGCCATTTATAGAATAATGTTCGTTTGTCGAATTCTTTTTTTATCTGTTTCTCAATATTAGCCAAATCACTCTTTAGACTGATAGGGTGTTCAAGAAATATGGATTCTTTATTTTTATCTATATAATTTAATAATCCCAAAATCACTTCAGAAATATTAGCATAATTATGATCTGGACAGTATGAATAATGCCAATCCGCAGGATACTCTGTTTTTGTTTGTTGTTCTTTAGAGCTTTCCACTATTCTTAATAATTTCACTTGATTCTCTTTGCAAAGTTTAAATTTTAATTCGTCATTAAAATTATTTGAATGAAATCTTTCTCCATCGTATTCAATTCCTATTCTATATTCAGGGAGATAAATATCAATAGACATCTTCCCTAACCAGTCAAATTGTTTTTGACTTTCAATACTATTAAATACTTTTTTTAGATAATAGTATAAATATTGTTCTGGAATAGATGATTGTATTGACTTCGCTAAATAACCAATGTCTGTAGCTTGCGACTGTAGTTTTTCAAATCGCTTTTTTAATGATTTTTCTTTCTTACACCTTAGACAATCAATTTCATCTAACAAAATACGTTCTTTGAATTTTAACGCTTTATACGAACCACATTTTAGACAATTCCATCGTATATATTCCGAACTATTATAGGCTATTTTTGAAGGTTTAGTAACCTTTAAAAATTCACCTAACTTCCCTCCATATTCTTCTAAAATATCCATTCGATTATTATCTATACACCAATCCTCCAACGACTTTATCATCTAATAATTTCTCCTTTCATCCAAATAACAAACCTAAGGTAACTATAGGCTTTGTTAACTTTATCCTATCATAAGTTTCACTTCCTTTCTTCGAACTCATCTTTATAAATATCTAGATTAACTGTACCTTCCGCTCATCCATACGAGTTACTTTTCCACTTTTATATATAAACGATTGCTCGCCATAACCAGTTGTTGGCGGCTCAATCGGGTGAATCTGTCCATCCTTCACAACATAGATCATATTTTGATTTAATGAAATTTCCGCTGTCATTTCCGCAATGTTTTCCTTGATAATCGCCACCGAAACCACTCCCAAATATGTTATAATTACTTTGTCGGAGTAAGTTGAGAGTGATCTCAGCTTTTTTTATTTGTCTATAAATATTGCAAAACGTTTTCCGGAACAAATGATTGTTCAAGTGACAGATAGAGTCGAATTGGAATCGGCTCTTTTTCATCTCTTGCCCGCTTACACATTTCTTCAGCTTCTTCCCATACAAATTGTTTATCCTCCACTCGTTTGTAACGCCAAATACCAATTACATAATCTTCAAATAACTCATAACGTTCATCAGGTGCTGTTGTTGGTTTTAATTCATCAATCGCTTTTGCTTGGCATGGTATTTGTACAACCACATCTGCATATCGTAGTTTTGAATTCAAACGATGAATTGTTGCTTTCTTTGAATCAAATGAAACAACAGGCTCAACATCAAAAATTGTTAATTGCTTCCGCATGTTCTTCACTCTTTTCTTTTCTCATCATTACTACATAACAAGTGTCAGCATTCGTCTGTGTAAAGTTGTAATTAGCTGCACTAATCTTTCCGTTCGTTCGTTTATGAACGAATTCCTTTTGCCTTTGTACTAGTGATCTAATCGGATGTACACATGAGTACCCTTGCTTTTCTAACTCTTGTACCGCTCGTAAAATATCTCCAAATTTTTTACGCTTAATATGAACCGTATCACCATTACGCCAATTTCTCGTTAGAATCATGTTAATTGCCCTCCAATACTTGAAGGCTTGCAATTAATATGTTCTCTAGTTGCGTTAACGTTAGTTGATCTAATGTTTGCCCATTAATTTCCGATAATCCAATACCTAATAACTTGCGAATAATTGCTAGTTTTCTGCGCTCTACTTCCCGCCGTAATAACATGATTACGCCTCCTGTTGCTGATTGAACTTTCGCTCTAAGCTTACGAACTTACTAAATTCTTTAATGAATGCCAGCTCAACAACACCTACTGGACCATTTCTCTGTTTCGCTAAAATGATTTCTGTAATGTTTTTATTTTCTGTTTCACGGTCATAGTAATCTTCACGATATAAGAATGCGATTAAGTCTGCATCTTGCTCGATTTGACCATTCTCACGCAAGTCTGATAGTAATGGTCTCTTATCTTGCCTACTTTCAACAGCACGGCTTAACTGTGATAATGCAACTACACATACATTTAGCTCCCTTGCCATAAGTTTTAGCTTACGGCTAATCTCACCAATCTCTTGCATGCGATTTCCTTTGTGCTTTGGGTCACCTACAATAAGCTGCAAATAATCAATTGCGATTAAAACCTTTTTATCAGGATACTTACGCTTCAGTTTCCTAGTCTTAGCGTAAATCTCTTGCATCGTGACATTTGCTTTATCGTAAATTTCTAATGGCAAATCATTTATTAATCCCATTGCCTGACTAATTTTCCCCCAATCTTTTAAATTACATAGCTTTTTAGGGTTCTTTAATTTTGTAGCATCTATATTTCCAGTACTTGAGATCATCCGCTTAAGTAACTGTTCTTCTCCCATCTCTAGCGAGAAGACTCCTGTTGCTGTCTGAGCACTTGCTGCATGAAAAGCAATGTTTAATACAAATGCTGTTTTCCCCATCGAGGGACGAGCGCCGATAATGATTAAATCACCTTCTTGTAGCCCTGCTGTCATTCTGTTCAAGTCGTCATAACCAGTTGGAATACCGGTTAAATCCCCTACATCGATTTGCATTTTTTTATACAGATCAACAAGCGTATCTTTCAAGTTAAATTCATCTGAGTAACCCGTTTCTTCAATGGCACTTAATTCATCAATCGATGTACTAATAGCACTCATATCCCTATCTTGCTGAAGACGGTTGTATAAGTTACCAGCAACCTCCTGCGCATGTCTCATCTTCCAAGCTTCAATCACAAGCCCTTCATGATACGAGAAATTCTTAGTTGTTGTTACAATTTCTGTTAGGTTAACAAAGAATTCAATTCCGCCAATTTGATGGATGAAACCTTCATCGAACTTTCCAATAAGAGCAACAAGGTCAATTGGTATTTCAGCATCCTCTAGTTCTCTCATCGCTTTAAAAATCATTTGATGTGTTGGTAAAGAAAACTGCTTTGTCTTTAGCTGACAATCTTTAATTAAATCCCCTTCTTGAATAATGCTACCTAAAACACTTTGCTCAGCTTCTACGTTTCGAATCATATCGTTACTCATTGCACCATCCACCCATTCTGTTGATTAAGTGCTGCAAGTTCTTCATCAGTTGGAATGTTCTGTTCCCATGATTGTTGCTGCTGTATTACGTTCTTAGTAGATTCCGATAGGCCCTTTTGTTGATAAGGAGCTTGAGTAGTTTGTTGCCCTTTTGCTAATCGTTGAGCGCGAAATGCTTGATCAGCGGCTTCAACATCTGCTACTGTCTTTAAGCCTTTAAGATGCCAATCTCTTAAAATCGTATTTACGTAATTCATGTTTCTCGTATTTTTCTCTAGTGCAATTTGCATAGCTTTTACAACTAGCTCTGCATTTAAATCATCTATCCATGCATGAATGCCATCCGCAATAAAAGGTGTAATGAATCCGAAGTTCTGCTCATAAAAAGAAATTGGATTAACCTCAACAACTTCTTTCGCGCCTGCGCGTTCTTCTTGTTGTTGTTCTTTTTCTTCTTCTTTTTCTTCTTCTTTTTCTTTTTCTTCTTCCTTGCTAGGGTCTTGCAAGCCCCTTATAAGCCCCTCCAAACGGACTGATAAATACTCCTTAATACGAGGAATTTTAAAATCTTGCTCCTGTTCTAATTGCAAACAAGTTTCATAGAAATCAACTAAGAAATCTTTGTCCTTCACAGATTGAATTTCTTTTAAAACACACTTTTCAATGTTTACATTTTTAATCGGGTTGAATTTCAACCAATTGATTAGGAACAGCTCTTTTGTTTTTTGGTTGTAATTAATTTTTCCATATTCAGCAAAACGTTCTAATAGCTTCATAACAGTTTCGCGGTTGTACCCTGTATCAGTTTCAATGATACGAAGTGGAAGCTCGTAGATTCCTGATTGAGACGTCTTACTATTCGTCATTAAATACAAGTAGAAATACTTTTCCTCCGGTGTAAGATCTAAAACAAATGAATCCTGCCAAAATGAAACATGTACTGGTCTATAAACTGCCATATTATTCATCCTCCCGTTTACATATCGCAAATCCGTCCTCTACACGTAATAAGCGATAATTCTCGTATCCTGTTTTAAGATATTGTTCTACTAAGTAAATTAGGTGTTGCTCTGATGTCGCTTGCTGAAATATGTTAGAATTCAGCAACACTCTATGTAACGATTTATCTAAAAGCATGCAACACGCTCCATTGTTATATGGCTTCTCATTTGGTATAATTATCCTAACTAAAATTATTAAAGCCATTTATTGATCTATCACTCTGCCAAGTGATAGATTTATTTATTTCTTTCGAGTAACTAATGAAGCATTGACTCCTCTCGCTCGAAAATCCGTTATGATTACACGATAACTTTTCGATGCCTCATAATCTTGTTTTGCTTCACGGAGCTTCATGAAGTCTTTCGAACAACGAATTAACTCCTCATCCCAACGGTCAGCTTCTTCTTTCGTTTGAGCGTTAAATATGTTGTAAACACAAGTCACCATACAATCATGTAACTCATTCGCAAACTCAAGATCCTTTGGAAGAACTAATTCAGCTAAACGGTTATATTGAGTTTTCATAGGTCTCACCTCTTTCTATTACTCATTGATGCTGTACGCATCGTTACAACCAGAAAGGCTTATTGTAAGGGGATGGGAGGAACAATCCCTTTCTGGTCATAACGACAAGCACAGTGCTTGTCCAAATGATTTATATAATGTTATAATTGCTATAGAATATTTTTACTAAGGCTACTGTTTCCTAGGCGGTAGCTTTTTCTTTTGCCCATTTATGCTTTAAAACGAATGAAGCTTCTATAATTTTGATTCGAATACCAATTAACTTCTTCTCTCTTTTTAATTCCTCTAAGTTTTCATCCTCAGCAAATGTTTCCGCTAATTTAATTTCACCTGCTAGCTTTGCGTCAAGACGAACTAAATTTTTATACTCTTCTAAACTAGGATTTATATAATCTACTGTCACTGTTATTCCTCCTTACATCACTTTTGATAACTTCAATAACTTATCAACTGAATGAACAACCACATTATCTGAAATAGCTTTTCTTAACCAATTTCCATTCACTTCTTCAAGAAGTCCAGGATGTATGCCCTCTAATGCTTGTACGACACATTGAGTCGCTTGTATCATGTCGTATATTTCTGTAGCATGTTGTGCGTACTCTTTCTTTTTTGAATCATTCATTTGCCAAGGTCTTGTTGTAACTTGCAATTTCATAATCTCTTTTGCTGCTTTAATACCGTCCTCAGCTTGTTTAATGTAATTCATAAGCTGTAAATTCACATCGCTCGTTAAACGTGGATCTGTAGGCGGTAATCCAACACCGTATATATGTTTAATCGCCTGCTTGTTTAACGGCGCTTTCGTTGCATCACACCAATCCATCGCTAGTTCAAATGGCACTTGTGAAATACCAGCTTCAATATTTTTCAAGCGTTCATATGTAATTCCAAGATGCGCTGCAAGTCCTTTCTTCGTTGTTAACGTTTCATCTTCACAACATTCTCTAGCTCCTTGCAATAACGTACCTATTGATGAATTACAATATATGCTTGTTCCCATATTTGTTCGCCTCCATATTAAGTTGTTAAGGTATTAAAATATTTAGTACATACATGACTCGTCTATTTTTTGTGTAAAAAGAGAGGAACTACTCCTCAATGTTTTCTTTTGTTTGCATTTCATCGATGATGGCCCAACTTGCCTTGTAATATGCCCTACGGATTTTATCGATATCCTTTTGTGGTTTCGGCTCAGGAGCCACTACATAAACTTTCGTTTTCCCAAACTCATAAGACGCTGCATATTCTTCTTGTTGGCTCATGGTGTCACCTCTTGAAGTGCTTTCTATATTTGTATGCTGCTGATCTGTTGGTACTGCCATGTTAGTTGCTGTCATTTTCCCACCACCTATGTACACTATAGTTTACGTTTTATCTAAAAAAATATCTTCAACTCGCTTATTTAGTGCTTTAGAGATTCTAATTGCTGCACCAACAGAAGGCTGAACTTTTAAGTTCTCAACATTAGATAGATAGGGCCTAGATACTTTAGCCTTCTTAGCCAAGGTTTCTTGTGACATATTTAACCCTTTACGAATTTTGGCTACGTGGTTCATTTAATCACCCCCTGTATTCATTTGTTTACAATACGAATTGTACTCCGTTGAATACAAAATTGTCAACTATGTAGTACGTATTTTTTTTAGCTTTTTTGTAATCGATAGATTACAATTGTATTCAAGGAGGAACAAACTATGAAAACTTTAGGTATGATAATCCGTGAATATCGTCAAGAACACAGTCTTTCACTTAGAGAATTAGCTAACCGTTCTCAACTAAGCCACTCTTACATAGATAAACTAGAAAAAGGTGTTGACCCTCGAAACGGTAAGCCTGTCGAACCGACTTTAGCTGTCATTGCACAAATTGCTAAAGCAATAAACAAAGATAAGGCTGCTTTATTAGAAGAAATAGGTTATCTTAACAAATCAGTGAATGTAAGTTTAACCTCTAAAGAAGAACGCGATATTGCACGTGATTTAGAAAAAACATTAGAAGAATTAGACAATAGTGAAGAAGCATTAATGTTTGATGGGGAACCAATCGACGAACATACAAAGGAAATGATTCGTATCTCTCTTGAAAACTCAATGCGCATGGCAAAGCAACTGGCTAAACAAAAATTCACTCCTAACAAATATAAAAAAGATTGATTGGAGTGAACTAATGGACATCAAAGAATTCGTACTAAACATTACAGAAAAACACGGCACAACAAATCCATTTGAAATTGCTAAAAACAAAGAAATTATCGTGTTGTTTGAAGACTTAGGGAATACCCTTGGTTTTTACAACACTTATAAGCGCTTTAAATTCATTCATATTAATAATCAAATTGACGAAATTACTCAACGATTTGTTTGTGCACATGAATTAGGGCATGCTGTACTTCACCCTAAAGCAAACACCCCTTTCTTGCGTAACCAAACATTCTTTTCAGTAGATCGCTTAGAAATTGAAGCAAATACATTTGCTGTGGAGTTGCTACTTACAGATGAAATGATTGCCACTTATGAGGATACTCGTTTGTCTATTCAAGAAGTTGCGGAGATTCATGGGATTCCTGGAGGATTCGCTCGTTTAAAAACTTATAGTTGTTAA